CCGTGACGCAAGTGTCAGGCGTGTCAGGGCGACGGCCAAGAAACAGGTTCGTGCCGACCGTCAACGCCTGCGTCGGAGTTGACGCTGCGGCGAGATAGGTGCCGATGTCATCGAGGAACGCCATCAGCGAAGCCCTCTCGATTGAGTAACTGCCTTCGCGATGATCTTCTCGGCTCGTTTACCGATCTGGCGTGACGGGAACTCCAAATACTTCGGGCCGCGACCCTGGCCGGGTGCGACAGGGCTGCCGCCTTTCGTTTTCGGCGGATGCGACAACTTCTTATCTTCGTGCTGCACGAGCGCGTATGGAGCTGCTGGTCCGCCGTATGCGATCTCGCCTTCGATGATCTCGCCCAACTGGGTGACTGTTGTTGTCTGAGACCGTGACAGCGTGCCGGTGTCGAACGGTACAAGTTCGTCTGCTCGCGCTCCGATCTCCAACAAGATTTGCCCGACTCCGAGCTTCACGCCACGCTTGACGCCGAGCGACGTCGCTTGTGCCACCTTGTCGAAGTCCGACACGACCCTGGTCATTGGTTGACCCTGCCCACATAGACGACCTGGCCGACCTGGCCGAGCGGATCAGCACGCGTCTCCACACCGACAATCGGGCGGACCGCTGAGATCGGCGCAGGCAACGTGATCTCATCGCTGGTATCAACAGCGATCGTCTGATTCGGGATGAACACCTTGTAATCGACGAGGACGTCGGCGTTGATCCCTGCGGGCTGCTCCACGACCCGCTCGATGTAGCAGTCATGCGTCGTAGCGGTGCCGGTGAACGTGCGTTCGCCGTAGGCGTTCGTTGTGGACGACGTGCGAATATCCACGGTTTGCGGCGTCATGTTGACCCGCAACGCCGTAGCGAACACTTCGGAGGATGCTGCGCCGGTCACAGTTCGAGGTCGTTGTCGTCTCCGGCGTTTGCGCGCGCCGGACCCGCACCGTAGTCGTAGGTGTTCGCGAACTGAGCGGACGTGAAGAACGGGTCGACACGGTCGCTGTTCGCACGGTCGATGTCTTTGTCCGAGATCGAGATGCCGCCCGCATACGGCACCGGCACGAGGTTCTCTCGCCCGGCGAGCGTGCGTAGCTCCTCGGCTTGCAGCCGTGCGTTTTCGGCTTTCTGAAACAGATCGACCCGCATGTCGCCGATCGCCTGGTTCGCGAGACGGCTGAACTTCGACGCGATCGCGATCATCACCCGATACGCCGACGTATACAGGTCAGTCGTTGCGGTATCGGACCCGGTGACCTGGTTGTTCGTCCACGCGATTTCCTCGTCCGAGATGAGCTGATCGTTCGTGTCGGTGTCGCCGACAAGAAACCGGATCGAATCGCGTGCGGAGGATGCAGGGTCACCGGAATAGTTCCACGTCATGCCGTCATCCTATGTCACGTCAAGCTGCGAGTCAGTGGAGAGACGCGCAACGGCCCACCGGCGGAGGAGTACCGGTGGGCCGCTACGACTGGAGGAACCGCCGCGATTAGGCGACGCAGTTGTCGAAGAAATACCCGAGGGCGCTGGACACAACCTTCATGTCCCACGCGCTCTGGATCTCCAACCGATCCGCACGGAGGTGATCCATGCGGAACCGGCTGACGCTCGTCGAGGTGCCGATCCCGCCGCTGTTGGCGAGGCCGGTCCACGAGAAGTTGTAGCCAGCCGATGGGGTCATCAGGCCTGCTGATGCCGGACGGTAAGCGAGCAGCATGTCCTTGTCGCCGATCTGGCTGTACGACGCGGTCGCGCCCTCGTTGGCGGTGTTCACGATCGAACCCATGACATGCAACTCGTCGAGGCCGAGCACACGGGCGATTAGGTCGGTGGTCATCGACTCCGACGTCGTGTATTTGTAGCGGTCAACGATGTCGACGTGGTTCTTCAGGATCGAGAACACTGCGTAGGAGCAGACGCCGACGTTCGGGCGGTAACCGGTGTTCGTCAGAACGGTGTTGATACCGGTCTGCACGTCACCGATCGGGTCCGACGAGGTCGCCGACCACAGGGTGGCGGGCGTGACGTCGGTGTCCCAAATGCCGGTGCCGAAGTAGCTGGTCGCCCAGTCACGTTCCTGCCGGATCAGCATCTGCTGCGCGAGGTAGCGGGTGGCGTCCTGATCCATGTTGAGCGGCGCGTCAGCGTTCGCTCGGGTCTGGTCGCCGATGTCCTTGTGGAGCGCCCACACGTCAGCGGAGTAGGTCGCGGTCGACAAGCCGTAGCCCGATCCTGCGGATTCGGTGCCGTCGGCGCGATACTGCACTTCGTCACGGAAGAAATCATCTTGCGTGTAGGTGAAGTACTTGTCGGACTGCTTCTGGACCGGCACCGACGGGAACACTTTGCCTGCGACAAAGTGATCGGCGTCCTGCATATACGCTACGGAGATGCCGGTCAGGATTGCGTCGACATGGACGTCTGATTGAGTTGGCTGAGGCATCAGCTAGCCCTCCCGTTTGAGATGTTGATGAATGCGGTGACGGTTTCACCAGCAGACCCGGCGGTGATCGCCTGTCCGCAGGTGTAGACGGTCGTTTCGGTGCCGACGGTCAGCGGCTGGGCTTGCGCGTCGGCGGAGGTGCCGATCACGTCGCCAGCAGCAAGGGTCGCGTCAGCGACGACCTTCGACACGCCGAGCAGAAGAACCTCTGCCGACTTGCCCGAGGTCGGGTTGTTCTGGAGGACGCCGATAGGGACGTCAGTGACTGCGGAGCAGACGTTCACTGTCGTCGCGCTCGCGAGCTTGACGAAGTGGTACTGCTTCGCAGACAGGTCAGCAGCGGCGGTCAACGTGCCGATGCTGAGTGCTTGTGGGGACTCGTATGCCATGAGTCTCAGCCCTTCTCGCCGACGTATGCGGCGTACAGGTCGGGACGGTCGACAGCTACGGCTGCGATCGCCTGGTGGATGTTGGTGGCCTTGCCTTCAGCGACGAGACCCTTTGCGAGAGTTTCGATCATCGACAACGCGTCGCCGTCGCCGGGAACGTCGGTGCCGAGTTCCTTGGTCACGTCCGCCTCGGCAAACGCGATCTGGCAGGCGTCGAACACGACGCCGACTGCTTCGCGCTGGTCGTCGTCGAGCGAACGCAGTACCGCAACAAACTCGTCGGTCATGCCGGGGACTTGATCCCATCCGGCAACCTTCGCGGCTGCCTTCTCGATCTCAGCAGATTCAGCGAGCGCGTCACGCTCGGCGGCTGCCTTCTCGAAGTGAGTGGTCATGTCGTTGAGAGCCTTCCGCAGATCGCCGAGTTCCTTCGCCAACGCTTCGTCAGCGACCGGGGCTTCGGCGACCGGGTCGGCCGCGTGGTTATCTTCCACGAGGTCCTTCTCCTGGTCGGTGATTAGGTCGGCGAACGCGTCGGAGATCGGGTCGTCGGCTTTCATTACGAGCCAGCCTTCGACGAGTGAGGCAGGGTGATCTACGCCTGACACTTCGTCGAGTTCGAGGTCCACGAGTTGATGCGCTTGCACGTCGGCAACTGTAGATCCCGCTTTTGCTGTTGTCTGTAGAGGACGTCTCTACGGCAACGGCGCAGACCATCCGTCAGCGAACCGATACTGATACGGGCTGTCTCGGGTGCCGTCCCCGAACCGCACCGGGGCTTTCTCGATCGACGGTCGCAGGCGTGTCTTGCAACGGCACGACGGGTGAGCGGGAGGGTTGCCTGCCCCACCCGGCCAGAAGAACTCGCCCGCGACCGGTACGGCAGTGCCGCCCAACGGTGTGCAGATCGGGCACACATCGAACGGACCGGTGATCCATTCCTTCTGCGAATCCGGTGACGCTACCCCGGCAGCGATCATCGCGTCGTGCTGGGCTTGTATCCCTGCGTTCTGGGCGACCGCGATTTCGGTGCGGGCGATCATGCGGGCACGGGCGCGCCGGAGCCGGTCGCCGTGGCGTGCCATCTGCTTCTCAGCGACGTCGAGAACGCGTTGAGCGTCCGCACCGTTGCGTGCAGCCCGATACCCCGCGGCGTTGCCTGAGCGTTGCACAGCGAGCGCCCAGCGGTCGTTGAGGCCGCGTGTATGCACCGCGACCCGTGACGCGAGATCAGCGCCGTTCGGCGTGACCGGCGACACCTCCGACAGCGCGGTGTAGATCGTTGATGCGGTTTGCTGCGGGGTCAACCCGACAACGGTCCGCCCCGTTTGGAACGACTGCGTGACGGTGAACGAGCTTTGCACGATCACGTCAATCGAGTTGATCGTGACCTGCGACAGGTCGGTCAGGATGCGTTGCGACTGGAACCGGGCGTGGATGCGTGCCGGGGCGTTCGGGTCGGTCACGTCGAACGATTGGATCGAGGGTTGCCACACGACCTCGTCGAGTGCTTTGCGTAGCTCTTGTGTTGAGCGGAGCCGGACGTTTGATCCGAGTTGACGCAGCCGCCGGTTGACGTCTCGCCGCTGCTGGGCGGCGTCATCCATTTGGCCAACCTGAAACGCTGCGAACAACGGGCGTTCGATCATCGTCGGGTCGTTCTCGACGAGGTTCGTGATTCGGCGAGTCAACGCTGTCG